TGATCGAATGCCTAGAGCTGCAGTGCTACACCGAAAAAGGCGACCCCGACAAGGATTCTGGGCATGATCACATGAATGATGCCTTGGGCTACCTGATCTGGCGTGAGTTCAATCCGCTACACATGGGCGCTGGCAGGTCTACTGGCATCCGCCTGTATTAGTGCTATCTTTGCCAAGTCCGCTTTACCCCTACTCATGCTCAAGGGTTCCGAACTACTCTCCAAGGTCAAAGAGCTCAAAGATCTCAACAAATCAGATCTTGTCCGCGAGTGTGGCTACACCGACAAAAACGGCAAGCTCTGCTACACCGCCTTCTACGAAGCACTGCTTGAAGCCAAGGGCTTTGAAATGAAGTCCAACAGCAAGCGTGGTCGTGCCTTGACCTACAAGACCAAGGTGCAGTTCAACGGCAAGCTGCAGATCGGTGAAGGCTACGTTCAGGAGATGGGCTTTAAGCCCGGTGACGAGTTTGAGATCAAGATTGGTCGCAAGTCCGTCACGCTTCAGGCTGCCTCTGCCGATGTGGCTGTAGCCGTTTGATTCAATGGGGCTGGCTAATGTCAGCCCTTACACCTTCTCCTCTGCTCATTTCTCGTTCTCATTTCTCGTTCACTCTCATGCTCAGCAATCTCGCCTCTCAGGATGTTCAAGCAAACGAATTTAAACTTGGACGCTGCAAAATCATTTCAAAAGGGCCTGCAGGCGCAAAATGGGTTCGCGTCATTATGGCGAACGGTGAAGAAGCTTTTCTGTTCCCAGATGATGAAGAAACAATCGTTCCTGCAAATTATCGAATTGGAACAACTATTCTTCACCACGAAAAGCATCCGTGCCGTAATCCTGGCGCAACAAAGTGGAGAGTCAAGGCGGCTCACGAGTGCTTTCAGTTGCCAGAGCTAAAGCAGCTTGAAATCATTGAGCAAGAACTGCCAGTGTTTCGTCCTGCCGACTATGGACTTCAAGCGCCTGCGCCAGTAGCAACAGAAGTAGAGCAAAAGCCGGTTATTGAAAAACCAAAGAAACGGAAGTCTGTCACTGCAACCTTTACTCCAGATCAAATCATGGTGCTAGAGCAGATAGCAGCCGATCAGGGTCTTGAGGGTCATTATCGGCTTTCTGATGCGCTAAAGGTTTTAGTGGATCGCAATCGGATCGTTTAGGCTAAAACTGTTCCCGCTCTGCTAAGCATCGGGCTTCCTGTGGGGTTGGCTAACACCAGCCCTTAAACTTTGATTATCGAAGCGGCGCCATGTACTCAGGGTATAACTTCTACGACCGCCCCATGGCGCGGAGCACCGTTACCAAGGTCAACGATGCCAACTCCGCATGGCACGCTCAGGAGCCACACTGGATCCTGATTGAAGATCTAATGTCCGGCACCTACGGGATGCGTCGTAAGCATCGCCGTTACCTGCCGCAAGAACCACGCGAGCTAGACGAAAGCTACGACAACAGACTCGCTCGCTCCGTATGTCCGCCTTACTACCAGCGGCTTGAGCGGATGCTGGCTGGCATGTTGACACGCAAGCCGGTTCGGTTAAACGATGTATCTGACATCGTGCGCGAACAGTTATTTGACGTTGACTTGCTAGGCAACGATCTCAACGTCTGGACGTATGAAACCGCACGAAAGATGGTGCGTTACGGGCACATTGGTGTGCTTGTGGATGCTCCTGCTGCTGGTGAAAACGGAAGACCTTATTACGTCAGTTACTCGCCGCGCGAAATCCTCGGCTGGCGTACGGAACTGGTAGACGGAGCGCAGCAGCTTAGTCAGCTTCGCCTGCTAGAAAAGGTGATCGTGCCTGACGGGCTTTACGGCGAAAAGGAAGTCGAGCAGGTCCGCGTCCTAACCCCTGGCAACTTTGAGCTGCATCGCCGTGATGAAAAGTCCGGTGACTTTGAGCTGTTTGACAATGGCACCACAACGCTCAGTCAAATTCCTTTTAGCGTTGCCTACGCTAACCGCGTGAACTTTATGGAATCACGTCCGCCGATGGAAGACATCGCGGAGCTAAATCTAAAAGCGTATCAAGTGCAATCTGATCTGGACAATCAGCTCCACATCTGTGCTGTCCCGATGCTTGCCTTCTTTGGCTTCCCTTCTAGCGCAGAAGAAGTATCCGCTGGTCCTGGTGAAGCAATCGCATTCCCAGCAGAAGGGAAGGCACAATATATAGAACCCAGCGGTAACAGTTTTGAATCGCAGTTCCGCAGGCTTGAGCAGATCGCACAGCAAATCAATGAGCTAGGTCTATCTGCTGTGCTAGGTCAAAAGCTATCGGCAGAAACTGCAGAGGCTAAGCGCATCGACCGCAGTCAAGGTGACAGCACCATGATGGTGATCGCCCAAAATATGCAGGATCTGATTGATAACTGCTTGACCTATCACGCTGAGTATCTCAACATCACCGAGGTTGGCAGCAGTTACGTTAACCGCGACTTCCTAGGCGCACGCCTTGAACCGCAGGAAATCCAGGCATTGTTGCAGCTCTACACCGCTGGCACAATCACTCAAGAAACGCTGCTGCAAAACCTTGCTGATGGTGAAGTGCTAGGTGACGATTTTGACGTACAAGAAGAACTGGAAGCGACCCAAACTGGCGGCATGATCGAGATGGCACAGCCTGAACCTCGCGTCAATGAACAAATGCCAGAAGAATCTGCAGAACCAGAAGATACAAGCGATATCCCGGCATGATGAGCTGGCTATGGAGGTTGGCAATGGAAGCAAACAAGCCACGCAGGCAACAGCTCGTCGCTGTTAAAGGACAAATGAAGCCTCACATTTTTGCTGTTATCAGGCTTAGCTGGTATCGCAAAGGCAAGCTATACACCGTAGAAGAAATGAACGTAGAAAACGGAACTGATGAAACGCCAGAGGCTGTCATCATGCTGATCAAAGAAGCGTTAAAGTCTGGCGCTGATGTCACCATGCAAACCGCATGTAAGCCTCAGGATCTAGGTATCGAATAATGGCAACGCCAGCAGTTCTATACCGCAACGCCATTGACCTCAACCGCTACAGCAATAGCGTTGCACGTCGGTTGATCAACTCCTACAACGACATCATTATTGATGCTGTCAACCAACTGCGGATTATTGACGAAGCTGCCGCACCTGTTAAAGCTGCCAGACTGCGTGCTATCTTGGCTCAGCTAAAAGCAAGCCTTACTACATGGGCTGGCGATAGTACTGAGCTAACAGCTAACGAACTGCAGGGTTTAGCGCAGTTGCAATCTGAATTTGTCACCCAGCAACTAGCGCGCGCGTTGCCGCCAGGGATACGCTCTGCTGTCAACACTGTTGAAATCAGCCCGCAATTTGCACAGTCAGTCGTCACAACAGATCCAACGCAAATCAACGTCGTCACGCTCAGCGATGATTTGGTCGCTGCCGTTCAAGGCGCACCGCAAACATTCAGCTTGACTGCAGCAAAGGGTGCAACCATCACTTTGCCTAACGGTCAGGTAGTCGAAAAAGCATTTCGTGGCATTGCAGAATCGCAGGCTGAACGGTTTGGACAGGTTGTACGGAACGGCTTACTGACTGGTGAAACGACACCGCAAATTGCAAAGCGCTTAGTTGGCACGCTGCAGTTTGGTGAGAATCGCACGGTTAAACAAGCAATCGCAGCAGGTGGTGAACTAACCACCATTCCAGACAATCAGGTGATGGCACTGGTGCGTACCAGCATCAATCAAGTTGCTAACGCTGCCAGCCAACAGGTCTACGAAGCCAATCAAGACATCACCAAAAAGTACCGCTACGTCGCAACGCTTGACATTAGAACCAGCGCAATCTGTGCAGCGTTAGACGGGCGTGAGTTTGAATACGGCAAAGGTCCAACCCCGCCTCAGCATTTCAACTGCCGGTCAACGACTGTGCCGATCATTGATCCTGACATCCTGCCGCCATCGACAACGGCAACACGCGCTAGCCAGGATGGTCAGGTGCCGATCAACATGAGCTACGGCGAGTGGCTAGCAAAGCAACCCAAGGCGGTTCAGGCTGAAGCCTTAGGTGCTGGCAAGGTGCCGTACTTCAACAAACTTGCCGAAAAATACGGTCCTAGAAATGCCGTTGCCAAACTCGTGCGCGATGATGGATCTGAACTAACCTTGGACCAACTTCGCAGTCGCTATGGAACTCCCGAGTCTTAGGCACTTCAGGAACGAGGGAATCTATTTCGTCTTCTCTGATCCTGTCGAAGCCCTGATTGGTGAAGCGTGGGTGCCAGCGGTTTATACCGATAAAGGCTGGGCTACTGCTGATGGATCTACACTGCTGTCAGCCGTTGAGGACTGGCGTTATGCCGTTGAAGAAGGGCAGGAGCAAAAAAGTGATACAGCAAAACATCAAGACAGAGATCAAGGCAGGAAAACCACCAAAGCAAGCGGTGGCAATCGCGTACGCAAAAGCCGGAAAATCACGCAAGCGGAAGGCTAAGTAAATGGCAATCGGAATCGGCTCACGCGTTGCCTGGACATACCAAGGCACTCGCACTTTTGGTACGGTGACAGGCGTTGCCAAGAAACGCGCCACTATCAGCACGCAATCAGGCGGGCAGGTTGTACGCCTCGCTCAACCTGGTGATCCAGTGCTTGAGATCAAATCCGAATCAACCGGCGGCAAGGTGCTGAAGCTGCGGTCTGAACTGAAGGAAGCGCCGCTGAAACGATGAAAGGCAGAATCTGGGAAGGCAACTGCACCTACCTCAAATGCACCGATGGCATCATCGAGGGGCGTTTTGTCTTCCCATGTCCTGCTGATGCTCAGGTGCTAGGAGCTTTGATGGGCAGACTGGCAGAAGGCATCGAGGTTATTACCTGCACGGAGGATGATGACGATGGCGATTGAATACCGTGGCGAACGCTTCGAGGGTTACAACAAACCGAAGCGCACACCAAACCATCCGAACAAATCGCACGCAGTCCTAGCAAAGGAAGGCGATAAGGTAAAGCTAATCCGCTTCGGGCAACAGGGCGTTAGCGGCAGCCCACGCAGAGAAGGAGAATCCAAAGCAGCAGCAGCACGACGAGCATCCTTCAAAGCACGCCATGCCGAAAACATAGCCAAAGGAAAAATGTCTGCTGCTTATTGGAGCGACAAAGTGAAGTGGTGATAACCTTCGGTTGCACTTAACCCTGCGGGTTATTCATGTCTGAAGAAAACCAAGCTGTAGAGCCTGCGGCTCCTACGGTTGATG